CAGGAGCAGACATAGTAGGAACAACATAATCAGTAGAATCACCAGGATTCTTCTGCTCACCATTAAACTTTTGCCAATTGTCCCAAACTAAACGAATTGGAACAGCAAAAAAGAAACTATCCATAAACAAATTATCCATAATCGGATGTAAAGGAGTAGCAAGACGAGCAAATGCAGTCATCCTAAGATTGAATGTATCCCCTGGTAAAGCCTCATCAACATATACAGGAACAAGATAACCAGCATCAATCGTAGTCTTACAACCATGCGATCTATTAAACTGACTTCTGGGAATATTTGCTTGGGGGACCTGGGAAAACGCATGCGTCATTACCGATTTAATTGCCATATAATACCAATATATTAAAAAAAACTTAAAAATTAATTAACATTCACAAATCCATCACATAATTTTATGCAATCGCATAAATAGTCAAGGTACGCTCCGCTTAAGAACCTTGACAATTAATGCTTATGCATCTTTTTGTCAGCAATGGATTTGCGAACAACCATGTTTAAGCCTCTACATCAAAAGGAATCTCACCTTGTTGCTGTAAAGACATCACCTGCTGCTTCTTATATTCAATCGCACACCCAAGGGAAACAGGGGTTAAGTGAAGATCAAAGAGAGCAGACAATTCATCAAAACTACCTAACTCAAATAACGTAAAATCCTCAGCATGTTTATAAAACTGATGCTTAGGGTCATTAACAGTATCAGAAAAAGCTCTAACAGCCTGACCTTTAGTTTGCATAAAAAATGGCTGCATATAAGCATCCGATTTAGAATCATAAACAGTAAAAACTTTCAAAATAGACATAAAATCACTCCACATTTCTAACTAATTTTGTCAAACGTGCTTTTTGCACTTTCTCTCTAACAGCTAACCTAAGATAAGAATTATTGTCAACATGTTTTAAAGCATTGATTTTTCTATTAGACTTCAAACGAACATAATCATCAGGATCATCTAATTCATAAAGACCATCATAGTACTTAGGAGGCTTACACCTAACACCATTAACAACAACATAATCATGAGGATAAACATCATCCTTCCACTCATCATACCAACGATTCGCAATACCAGGACGCCTAGACATAGTACAATACTCAGGCTGCAGATCTATAACCTCACCAGTAGAAGAATCAAAACGACGATAATGACCTTCCTTCATATCACCATTAACCTTCTTCATAACATAACGCGCAACATAAGCAGCACTATCAAAGGTAACAGAACCTATAGAAGAAAAACCAAAAGACCAAAGCTCTTGCAAAGCCGGAGAAAGATAAAGAGGACTACCATCAACACTTTTCTTCCAAAAAACCTTATCAGGAAAATCAAAATTAAAAAGAATAGCATGATAATGAGGACGAAACCTCAATTCACCATATTCACCACAATGATAATACCTAATAGGATAACTAACACCAGAACTATCAGAAACGGGATCAATTCCATCAAACCTCTTACGAAGCCTCTTCATAAACTTTTGATAATGATCTTTCTTCAAAGAAAGATCACCAGGTAAATGCTTATCATCATAAGTCAAAGTAATAAAACAATTAGCACTATAAAGAGAAGCCTCATGAAGACATCTAACAGCCCACTGACGAGAATACTCCAACCGACAACCAATACACTGCCCACAAGGTAACTTATGGGGCACACCATCTAAAGATTTCTTTCGATTAAAAACAAATGACCTTTTGCCGCTCGAATTCAATTCTTCCGACCTAAAAGCGACAAGAGGAGAATAACAGGGCATACTCAACCTCAAAACGACATTACAACCTTATACCACCACGCATAACATGTCCACCAACATTACGTTTATGTACACGCTTAGCAGTTCTAGAAAACAACTTCTTAGAGTGCTTTTTATGCATTTTTTTCCGTTTTCTCATAAATTCCTCATAAATCAATAGTTTAAACTAATATACCAAACCCTAGTTTCAAATTTGGTGTCAGTCCGACCAGTTACATCAAGTAGGTAACTGGTCGGGGTACTCTGTTAACTCTCTTTTTGAACCAATTCTGGTGACACAGATGTGGAAACAGGATCCAAAACAGGAACAGGGTTTGCCAACCCCATTTTAACCAACTCTTGCGAATTAGCAGGATCATTAACAAAGTTCAAAAATTGCGCAGGATCATTAGCAAAACGAGAACGCAAAGCAGAAGGCAAAGCGTTAAAACGCTCCTCTGCTTCAATTACAACGTTCAGAGACGCTTGATAATCCTTCAAAGAAGAAAAATCACCATAATGAGGAGAAACATCACGTACGTGCGTTAAAACGCCAGTACGCTGCCATCTAGAAACAACATTATTAATATCACACTCAGCCTTAAAATTCTGCTGAGTCAAAGAAACATCATCCAAAGCAGTAAAAACACGCAATCTATAACTATACGGATCTCGAGAACGACACTTAGACATAAAACACCTCAAAATTATTTAACACGTGAATGATAATGAAACACCTTCCTAGGATCTGCATTAATAGACTTAAAAGCAGAAGACTTAAACATATCCAAAGCAGGCTCCACAGAACGAACAACCCTATCAAAATAATTCAATAACTTACCTGGAGTAGAAGTCTCAATAGAAGCTTCATTCTCTGCTCTTGGAATAGCAAGCTCCTTCAACCTTGCATCAAGAGCAGCAGACTTAGCATTAGTATTCTTCAAAAGAGCATCAGCATCAGCAGTACGCTCCAACGCTTGATTCAAAAGAGTATCACTCTCAATTTTCTTATTCATTTCACGAAGATTCTCCAAATCAGCCTTCAAACGGGCTGATTGCATAGCAGTAGAAACTGCTGGAGTAATAGGATCAGATTGAGGAGCAGAGGCTCCAGCAGGAGAACTAGCACCGCCCTGTTGGTAAGCAAGAATCGGGTTTAAACCCGCTCTACGCATATCATCCATAGCACGCTGATACGCGGTAGAAGACATACGCTCCTGAAAAGCCATCTGCTCACGAGCCATCTTACGATTAGCTCTATTAGCAGAACTTACACCTAAATAGGACAAAAGTCCACCACCTATATCTCCAAAAAAGCTCATAAAACCTAAACTCCAACAAAATCAACAACTAAAAATGATCAATCAAACCAGGAACACTATAAACAGGCATTGGACGAGCACATTTCAAATCAAAAAATGAATCAAAAATAAAATGAGGCTCAGAAGTAACAGCCAATACACGCTCCATAGGAGGATTTTCTTGAATAAAAGTAGAATTCAAAGCAGGAGTTGTAGCAAAATCCTGAGCCAAATGCCAAGAATCAAGACTTGTACCGGCATCAGAACGAAGCTGACCAGTAATAACACTAGGCTTATAACGATATTCAGCATAACGCTCCTGATAACCAAAAACATTTTCATCAGCTGGACCACCTGCAACAAAAATCTCCTTATTCAAAACAGCTTGCTCACCAATATGAGACAAAGCAGGCCAATAAAAATCCCAACGAGTAGAACGACTAAACATCCTATTCAATCCCTGCTGATAATTCAAGTCAGCACGGACAGATACAAGACCTATAATAATACAATGCTCAGTAAAAGACTTAACAAAACCGTTACCATTAACAGTGACGGTACCCATAGCAGCAAGATTAGCCAAAGGGGTAGTCTCACCAGCAATCGTCGCAGAAGTCTGCGCAACAGGATGTACATTAACAGGGGTAGAACCTCCACCTAAATATTCGGGACGTTGCAAACGAGCATCAGGAGATATAACACCGAAATGAGAACGGATGATCTCAGTATAACGAGTACCACCTCTAGCATCTCTCTCATAAAGCTTCTGAATCTGAAAAGCTTCACGCAACTGATTAATAGTAGCAGCAGTAGCTGCAGACAAATCAACTTCCAAGCCAGAAACATACGAAAACTCTTCATTAGCAATACCAGTAGTTGCACCACTATAAGCTAAAGTAGCATTAGCAGCGGAATTAGTGATAAAAGTACGACTACCAGAAGTAGGAGTCTCAAACAAAAGAGAATTACCTGGATCCTGAATAACAGGAGCAATAGTACCAAGAGGCAACTCTACAGCTGGACCTTTCTGAGGCCAAGGTAAACAAGAAGTAAAGTAATCATGACGCTTACCACGACGCAAAAGAACATAATCTGAAGGACTATCAGGACCATCATCAGTATCAACAACAGCAGAATTCTGCAAATTCTGATCTCTAAACCACTCATTCCATATCAAATTGTAAGCACGATGAAACAAAGAAGAATGAGTAAGAGGATCAACACCTATAGGTATACCAAGATAATCAGACAAAGAACCAACAGCATAACCGGAAACAGGAGCAGACATAGTAGGAACAACATAATCAGTAGAATCACCAGGATTCTTCTGCTCACCATTAAACTTTTGCCAATTGTCCCAAACTAAACGAATTG